TTCCTTGAAAGAATCCTTAATTTCTGTCATAAAATCCATTTAAACCTTTTTCCTTCTGCTCCGTCTGGCGTTATCCAATGCAATGGCAATAGCTTGTTTCTTTTTATACCCTGCACCTTTTAATTCTTTAATGTTGCTGGAAATTACTTGTTTACTCTTTCCTTTTTTTAGTGGCATCTTTATTTTCCATTTCTGTTACTTTAAGGAATGTATCAATAGCTTTATTAGCTTGACGTTCATCAATACCAGAATCCATTTTCTCTGCATCAAGAGCTATACGAGCTGCAAGTTCCATACTCTTAGCTGCTCCCTCTTTATCTTTCAGAGCAAGCTTACCAGCTTCTGTCATAGCTTTAACAGCAAGTTCATCTTCTTTAAGATCTACTTCACGATTTCTAATAGCAAGTTCTGATACATCTTTTACTGCTTCAACATTTGCTTTTTGTTCGTCAAGTTCTATTCTTTGCTGTTCATTCATTAACATCTGTTGTTCAGGTGACATTGCTGCTGCTTGGTTAGCATTTGCCTGAGCAATTTGTTCAGCTGCTTGAGCCATTACCATTTCCATAGTTTGTGGATCATTTGCTACACCACTTTCTTGTACTATACCACCTAGTTGTTCTTGGTATTGTAAAAGTATATGTTCACGTATATTCGCTTCTAGAATAGGTACACCCATTTTCATTAAAGGATTTTTACCTAATAAAGGATCTTGTAAGAAAGCAGTTTTAAATGTGATATGAGCTTGATGATTCTGACCCGGAAATGCTTTAATTGGTAAACTTTGAGAAATAGCTAATATATCACCCATTGGATCTCTTGGTTCTGGTTGAGGTTCTGGTGGTAGTACCTGTTCTAGATTTGGAAAGTTCGATGCTGAAAGAACTTCATGATACAATGCTCTCATGTTAAACATACCCGGAGGAGTTTGTTGAGCCAAGGACAAAGCCATTTGACTTAGTGCTGCTCTGTGTGCACTACTTGGAATATTAGGATCAGATACAGGAGCAACATCTATACGTCCATCAAAATCCATTTTCATTACCGATTGATCTCCACCTATTACTTCATAAGGATAATTTTCTGGTAAGAAATCATAATTAATTTGTGCTAATAATTGAAACTCATCTCTCTGTGATTTATGTAATCGTTTATGAATAGCTGTAAAGAATCTGGATGATGCTTCTAAGAGAGCCATAGTTGTTCCTACAGGTCCATAGTTAGTAGATTCAGCAATTACTTGTTCAGTAGAATCAGCAAATTTCTGTCCAGCACCTACAACAAAATTTAACATAGCCATAAGAGTTTGTGATGGTTCTTTATAAGGTAAAGGTATAATAGCTTTTGAAAGATCTATACCTGTAGCTTCTACTTCTTTAAATTCACCCGGAGCTACTGGAGCATTATCTCCAACCATACGTACTCCTCTGGCTTTAAACCCACCCGGAAGATTAGCAAACTGTCCAGCATCCACTAAGGAACGCATGGCAGTTGTTGCTGTCATAGTAAGATTACCAAGGAAATGTATAAGTCCTAACCCATAGAATCCGAATCCGGGTACATATTTATAATGGGTAAAATGTAATTTCTTTTGAAACTTAGGATCATTCTCATCATAATTTCTACGAATACATAGTACTTGTCTGGACTCTTGTTCTACAGTTACAACATAAGGTAGTGCTACTGCATCTTCATTATCATCAAGATTTAAATAACAATGTTGTTCTAATAAGGTATATTGAGGATCAGTAGAATCTACTTGTGTAAATCCCATAATCTCATCTATCTTAGATCCCATAGTTGTTTGATTTGGTGTACTAGCTTTAGGTAGATCTACATCAGCATACATACCACTTGCTATATCTCTACGCATATCATTGGGTGATCTATAGATAAGATGTGTATAACGATCAGCTCTTCTGAGATCTGTTGCATAATAAGACACATAGAATTGATCTACTGGTATAAATTCTGATACAGGACGTTCCAAGGACATATCATAATAAATCTTTTTAAATGCTGAACCTACTAGAGGTAAGTGAAAAAGCATTCTTTCAAACTCATCAAAGTATTCTGGCATTTGATCAGTTAACTGATAATTCATAAACTGTTTAACACGTTGTGCTTGTAGCTCACGTTCTGGTGTAACCTTACCTAAGATCTGTGCTTTAACTGGACCTCCTGAAGGAAAGAGTTCTTGTGATGCCTTGGATTGAAACTTAACAGCTGACTCAATCAAGAGGGGGTGAACTGCAGTACATGCTCCTTCAAAAGGTTCATTCGTCTCTTGGAGTTTTAAACCAAGAAGATCAAAACCTCTCTCAAATGTTTCTTCCCATTCTTCTCTGGAATCTTTATCAGTATTAAATCCTTCTATAACTTCACTGGCAATTTCTTTTAATTTCTCTTCATCACATTCGGAAACAAGATTAGCATAATGTTCGCTTTCCATTGGTATTACTTCTATCTCTTCTTCACCTTCTATTTCTATTTCAATACCATCTGGAGCAGTAACAGCTTCTACTTTTTCTTCAAGTTCGTCTAACTCTACTGCTTGTTTACTACCTTCGAAAGGATTTCTTTCTACAGCCATTATATTATCCTCTGTTTATTATAATTATTATATGGATCACGCATGATCATTCCCCCTTGGTTTTTACCAATTAATTTATTTTTTTTTAATAATGATTGAATTTTATTTTGTAAAGTATTTAAATAATTTTTAAATTTATTATAAGCAGGTAAATCTTCTGCAGAAATATTTAAAGATGTACTAATATCTGTAGCTTTTTCTTCAGGTAAAATCTTAAAAGGATTTAAAGGTCCTTCAATTTTTTCTGATCCCCCTTTATAATGAATACGTGCATTTATTATTGGTCGATTATTTTTTATAGCTTCTGCAACTCTATGGTTTCCTTCATTTATAAAAGGTATTCCATCTTCTCTAACATAAATTTGTATAGAATCTTTTTGTTTGTAACCTTCTTTTTTAATATTTTTTTCTAATCTTTCTAATTTTACTCCTGAATCTCTAAATATATGTTCTCCACGTACACCTTGTACATTGTTTAATAGTTTTGGATTTAAATCTACATTTTCTACTAATACTGTTTCTGAGTCTGGAAGTTTTAATTCATAATCATTTATTTTTTTTCCATCTTTATTAGCTTTCTCTATTTGTTTTATTCTTTTTTTATACGCACTTTCTACTTTACCTTGTCCATATGTACGTTGAAAGGCATTATCCCATCTATCACTATTTGAAATTTTAATAGATAGATTATCTGGTACTTTAGCTTTTCTTGCAGCTTTAGCAGCTAACTTAGCTAATTGACTTGCACCTATTACTGCTGCTCCTAGAGGTGCACCAGCTCCTGTACCCATCATTACAGCACCTGTGCCTGTACCAATATCTCCTGCAGTACTAATACCTTTTAATAATGCATCCATGTATCTTTTATTTTTTATATCTTCTGAGATAGTTGGTTCTAAATCTGATGCTCCAACTTCTCTAGCTATATCAGAACCGGGAAGCATTTGTGCTGAAAATAATCCTATGTTCTTCAAATCCTGTTTTGTTAGATTTGAAGTTGTTTGATCACCTATACCATATTTAAGTGAACGTAACCCATCAGCCATTATATTGCCCTTTGCTCGTTATAATTATTATATGGATTACGCATTACCATACCACCAGTTGCTTTGCCTAAAATTCTATTTACTCTATCAATAGTAGCTTTATCAGGATTAGTATGCCACTTATCTAAGTATAGTTCTTTAAGAGCATCTATATCTTTATTCTCTATAATTCTTTTAATTAACGCATCAGATCCTGTTCTTTCAAAAATATCAGCAAAGAATATTTGTTTTTGTTGCTCTCTAGTTAGTAATGTAGGATTACCATGTTTCTTTGCTTCATATAACCAAGAAGGGGGTTCATATCCTGAATCCTCATAATTATTTATAGCTCTGTTTATTCCTGTTATAAAAGCTGGTTGTCCTTCTTTAGGATTAGTTAACCATTGCCATTCTCCTTTAGCAGAAGATTCTGGACCTTCATACTCAGCCTTAGGATTACTATCACTTTCGATTTGTCCTATAGTATCAGCCATCCAGTTTAAATTAGCAAGTGAATCTTCTCCTTGCATGTCTATATTTGCAAAGTCTTTTCTTCCTTGTGCACGAGAAAATACTCTATCAGTTATAGAAGGAGTATAATCTTCTACTGCAATTTTTTCAACTACACTATCAGGAGTTATTATAGCTTCTTCTTCTACTACTTCTGTTTCTTGGGGAGTAAA